AGATTAAGAAGACTGGATTGGGCAAGACAATGTTCTGGACCAACACATTCAATGAAAGAGCATATCAACAATTAGCAGACACAATCGAAGAACAAATTGCCACCAACTTCAAAGATGAGATTGGAAAGTCATTCACAATTAATATAAACATATGAGCATTACCATAGACCAGCAACCCAATAAGTTTTCGCCAGTTTTCAATCCAATGGAATTTTCATTCTATTCCTCATCTATATCTGGGAATCCTTTTTTCTTCTTATTGACACAACTCAAGGATGCATCATCAAATGTCATTAGCCAAAGTCGATATTCTCCAAGACCCGACAATCAACTATTCAAACACGATGTTGCACCATTGCTTGAAAAGTATGTTTCTTATGACATCTCTGGAATTGCATCACCAAGTTACGGAGTGAGACGGACAACTGGTGTATACAAAGAGTATATACTTTATTCACTTGAAGAGTATGGAGCAGTTGCATCTGGGATATCATCTGGAGCATCTTCAACATCTTCAAACAAGTTTGCTTGGAATGGGGCATTGGATTACAATGACCAGATTGGATATGACCAAGCATCGTATGTGATTGCATCTGGAACAACTGCCAAATTGCTCACAGATATGAGAGGAGATTCCATCCGATTGAAATCAACGGACACATTTGAGATAGGCATTATGACAGATGCTGGAGCGACATCACCAGTTAAGAACATTGTTGTCAAGACATACGATTATGCAAGTACATTGATTGGAACATACAAGATTGCCAATTCATTCGCAAGTGGAACAACTTCTCCAGATAAGTTTCTATCTTGTTTGGTGGGTGCTGGTGATTTAAATTCCACAACATTGACAAGTGGAAGTCAACCAGTCATCACATCATCGGTCAACTATTATGAAGTATATGTTGAGAATAATTCTGGAACAAGATGCTCCGAAATACTAACTTTCAAAATAGATAATTATTGTTATAAGGAAGATGGTGTGAGAATGTATTGGCTTAACTCATTGGGAAGGATTGATTCTTTTAATTTTAACTTTGCAAGTGATGAATCAATTTCCATCACCAAGGCATCCTTTGACCGAGTGACTGGAGCATATTCTGGCAATGTATTCTCAAGAACAAGATATGAAAGTGGAAAGACTAATTTCAGCACCATTGTAGAAAAAAAGATAAAAGTACAAAGCGATTATCTTTCAAACACGGAAGCACAATGGATGCAATATATGATTGCATCACCATTGCATTGGATGATGTACAATGGCAATCTAATTTCTGTTTATCTTGATGCAAGAGAATACAACATTCAGACAATTGAGAAGAACAAGTTATTCAATGTTGAGTTTATGGTGACATTCGGACACAAATCATACAGACAGAGATTATGAGTATAATCACAGACAATTACACAATTGACTTGGGAGACAATTCCAATCTGTCATTGACCAAATCAATATATGATATACAAGAGCCAGATAAAAGGAAGAGCAACTTTACCAAGACAATCACGATTCCATCATCGACTGCCAATGATTTAGTTTTTGCAAGTTGGTTTGATGTCAATTTTTATTTGTCCAATGACTTGCAACAACAACCATTCTTCAATCCAAATAAGAAAGCACCTTGCATCTTGCATACAAGTGAATTGGAGCAAATGACTGGTTATGCTCAAATGACTGCCATCACTTTGAATCAAGGAAAATGGGAATATGAAGTGACATTGTATGGGGAATTGCGTGACCTATTCGCAATCATCACCAACAAGAAGTTGAGTGACTTGGATTTGTCAGACTTTAATCATCCATATAACGAAACATCGATTGTCAATTCTTGGACTGCACCAACTGGGGCTGGATATGTCTATCCGATGATTGACTACGGAGACAATCACGAACATTGGGTGAATGGAGTAAACACTTCAAATGTGTTTTGGGTGACTGAACACTTCAAGCCATTTATTTATGTGAAGACAATCATTGACAAAATATTTTCAGATAGTGGATACAATTACTCCTCATCATTTTTTAACTCTGCTTTATTCAAGAAATTAATTTATCAAGGTGACATCGCTGGATTAATCAAGACCAATGAAGAGATTGAGGAGTATTCAGTTGTGGCAACCAATACAACAACACAAACATTCACCAACCTTGGGGATGACAGAACACCAGCGAATATTTATACAAACTATCCGATTCTGTATGACACGATTGATTTGGATACCAATACACAATATAATCCAGCAACTGGAACAACCACAATTCTGCAAGGTGATTATTATAATTTCTATGGAGAGTTCAGAATCAAGTTGACAAATACATCTGCTTTTAATCTGGCAGACAATATGGGGATGGCATTGTGCGTGATTGATAGTACTGGCAAAATATTAAGCACCAAGAAAGTCAAACTCAATTTGCTTGAGATGTTTCCTTTGGGTGGTGTATTCAATGCTGGAACAAGTTACACATTTAAAGCAATCCATCAAGATTTCTTGAGACTGGATGCTGGGCAACAAGTCCGTGTTTGTTTAAGGTCATTGTCTCCAAATTTATTCAAAACATATTTGAGTGTTGAGGTGACAAACATAGAAAATAGTTTTTCTTTCACTCCGTGGGCATCGACATTGTATGGCACAGATGTGAAGGTAAGCCAGATGCTTGATGACAAGATGAGCCAGAAAGATTTCTTGATGAACATTGTCAAGATGTTTAATCTCTATATTGAGCCATACCATTTCAGAGAGGGTGATGTGAACTCTGGAAAGTACAATGAATACTTGATTGAGACAAGGGATGATTACTTCACAGATGATGTGATTGATTGGACTGCCAATCTGGATTTGTCAAAAGAGTTTACAATTAAACCGGCATTCACCGAAAACAAGTATTTCAAATTTACTTATGCAAGTGACAATGACTATTTGCAAGAAAGATACAAAGCACAGACCAATCGAATCTTCGGTGATTACATTCACCAGATTGACAATGACTTCGTGAAGGAAACAAAGAAGATTGAGATTCAATTTGCACAGACTTTGATAACAGATTCATCTTTGACAAACTTTAAGACTCCAATGCCAACCATTAAGATGGACAATTCTTATGGAGACACAAGGAAAGATGGGAAGCCAAGAGTCCTTTTTTATAATGGATTGCAGAATTGTGCTGACTGGTCATTGAATGGAACACGCAAACAACAATATCCTTTGGCAACCAATTATGACGATTGGACAAATCCAACTTGTGACCTTAATTTTGGTCAACCATCTGTTGTCTATTATAATGGAGTCAATGGTGAGTTGACATTCACGAATGGCACATTATTCAATCGTTACTATTATAGACAAATCACAGAGACTACAGACAGAAATAGCAAGATAATAGAATGCTATATGAGACTGCGACCAAGTGACATTCACAATGTGTCATTCAGACCTTTGTATTTCATCAATAACGCTTATTACAGATTGTATGAAATCATAGACCACAACTATGAGCAGACAACAATGTGCAGATTCTTGAAGATAAATGAAGCATCACCAATCACCAATGCATTGGTCAAGACAAGGGGAGCAAGAATCACAACAACTGGAACAAAGGACAAGACACCATACAAGGATGGAAGCAATCAATCGAATCCAATTAAAAATGGATATGGATTATGGAAGACTGGTGGAGGGGTGGTGATTGCTGATGGTGTTCTGACAAATGGATATACAAAAGGGATTGCTGGAAGTAATATATTGCAAGGAGGATTGGCAACAAGTGAAATTGTGCGTGACAACATCATTGATTTAGGTTTTAATTATCTAAATAGTGTGACAAGTGATTATACCATAACTGGAATGGAGGGAAGTCCATTGTATATAATAGTTGACACAACGGCTGGGAATGTGACCATCACTCTTCCAGAGGAAGTTGCAAACGATGGTAAGGTTTATTACATCTATAAGAGTGTGATTGCTCACAAAGTATTGGTCAACAAACACGATGCAACTTTGAAGAAAGAAATAAACGGCAAAGAAGGACACAAGTATATGATTATTGGGGGTGATGTGGTTGAATTAATTTAAAAATAAAATGGCTGAAAATATAGTATTAAAAATAGATGTGCAGAATGCCAACTCCGTGGGTGAGGCATCGAAACAAGTTGGGAATATTAAGAAAGAATTAAAAGACTTAACCAAGTTATTATCATCTGGTCAATTAACGGCTGACCAATTCGAAGAGGTCAGCAAACGTGCTGGAGAATTAAAAGACCAGATTGCAGATGTTAATCAACAAGTGAAAAACTTGGCATCTGATTCCAAGACACTCGATGGGTATGTTGGAGTTGCAACTGGAATCACGGCTGGATTTAGTGCAGTTCAAGGTTCGATGGCATTGTTTGGTGATGAATCGGAAAATGTTCAGAAAGCATTGTTGAAGGTGCAAGGAGCAACGGCAATGTTGTCTGGATTCCAAGAGATACAGAATGCTCTCCAAAAGGAAAGCACCTTTATGATGGGTATTGCTGACTTAAGGGCGAAGGCATTATCACTTTCAACACGATTATATTCATTCGCAACTGGGAGTGCAACGGCATCCACTAATGCTTTCAGAATTGCAATGATAGGATTGACAACGGCTGGAATTGGTATTGCATTGGTGATGCTTGGAAAGTATGTTGAGCAAATGAATCGCCAGAAAGAAGCAGAGGATAAGCGAATGGAATCATTGAAAGAATATAATGATGAATTGATTCAAAACACTGCCCAATCAAATCAGCAAATTTCTAAAATTGAGGAATATCAATCTGTGCTGAATGATGGCAACAAAACATTAGAGCAAAAGAAAGGTGTATACAAAGAATTGCAGACCTTGATTCCATCTCTGACAAATTATACCTATGAACAAGCCACGGCTGAAGGAGTATTGAACAAGGCAATTCAGAATGAAATTGCTTTAATTGGATTAAGAGCGAAAGCAACTGCCCTTGAGAATTATGTGGTTAAGGAAGAGGAGAAGAAACTGGCTCAACAACAACTATTGAATGCTGTTAAGGAGGTAAATGATTTATCAAAAATAAATAAATTAAAAGCAGAGGGTAACATTGTCACAGATATAAGCACAAAGAACATTGTTAAGTCATTGACTCCATTGGAGCAACTTGCAAAGGTGAATCAAGACATCCTTGACTTGCAGACAAAACAGAATGTGATTGCAGACAAAGGAGCAAAGATAAATGCAAACAAGCCAAAGCCAAAGGAGACAGATGCCGAGAGAGATGCAAGAGTTAAAAAGCTAATTGCAGAACAAGATGCAAGAGATAAGGCTCAAGAGTTGGAATTGGCTGAAGACAATGTTGACAAATATGCAAAGATAAGAGAAGTTGACACAGAGAATATTAAGAAAGAATCAGAAAAGAGATTGTTTGCCGTTGGCAGATATAACCAAGAAGTCATCATTGCTGAACAATCTTTATTGGATGCAAAAAGGAATGCACTTGAAACTGGATTCAACATTGCCCAACAATTTGCTGGTAAAAACAAAACATTGTCAGATACCTTATTCGCAATTCAGAAAGGAGTTGCCATTGCCCAGATTATTATTGATACACAAAAAGAGATTGCTGGTTATTCTGCCAATCCGACTTGGTCATTGATGCCAGATGGAGGTGCATCATTAAAGATACCAGCAATTGCATCGGCAAAGATACGAGCAGTCACCTCTATTGCAACTATCGGAGCAACTACCATCGGAAAGTTTATGAATGGAGGAGGAGGAGGAGTTGGAGGAGGAAATAGTGGTGGCAGTTCTGGTCCATCATTGAGAGCATTCCAAACAAATCTTCCAGAGCAACAAGGTGGAGGCAGTTCGAACGCAATGAAAGTGTATGTCACAGAGACAGACATTCGCAAGACCACAAAAAAAACAAATAGCATCTATTCACAAGCAGAGGTTGAATAAGTTAATTCTTAAAAATAATTAGTCTATACTTATAAATGGAATTACCAGTAATCGAACTTACCATAGATGACATCGACTTGGACAGAGTTGAGATGATTGCATTGGTGGACACACCAGCCATAATGAGAAACTGGATGGCATTCAATTCTCAAGAGACAATTCAATTCAAAGCAGTTGATTCAGAAAAGAGAATCATTGCTGGTGCTTTGATGATTCCAGACTTCAACATCTTCCGTGTGAAAGATGAGAAACAATTCTTTGTGAGATTCTCAAGGGAAACAATCGAAGCAATTGTCAATAAGTTTATGAAGGAAGGCAGAGTGAGTGCATTCAATTATATGCACGATGAAAAATCTCCATTGTCTGACATCTACATTCAGCAATCATTCATCATCGACTCTGAAAAGGGTATGAACACACCAGAAGGAATGGACATATTACCCAATGGGACTTGGTTCGGATATATCAAAGTTGACAATGATGAAATATGGAATGACTTTGTTAAGACTGGCAAGTTAAAAGGATTTAGTGTGGAGGGTAATTTCTCACAAAAAGAACAATTCAATTCAATTATAATGACAAAAATAGAAACAATGCTGGAAAGATTAGAGAAGAAATTCTTCTCATCTGATGAGGCAAAAAAAGTATTCGCATCTGCGAAATTAACTGATGGAACAGAAATCACTTACGAAGGTGAGTTGACAGAAGGCACACCAATAATGTTGGCTGATGGCAGTCCAGCACCAGATGGTGACCACACAATTGAGGATGGTACAATTGTCACAATTTCTGGAGGAATCGTGACGGCAATTGCCAAGCCAGAGGAAGCACCAAGTATGGAAGATATGAGTGCTGAAATGAAAAGTGAAATCGAAGCATTGAAGTTATCAGTTGCTGAATTAAAGTCAGCAATGGAAAGCAACAAGCCACAAGATTTCTCAAGTGACATTGCAAGTCTTAAAGAAACTCAAAAAGAATTATTTGAAACCATCAAAGCATTCAATGAGAGCAAAGATGTAACAAGCAAAGCAAACAACTTTAAGAAAGCCGAAGTAAAAATCAGCAACAAAATTAATGCTATGGCAGAAAGATTCGCAAAAGAAGGTAATTTAAATTAAAAAAAACAAATCAATAAAATGAAATTAAAATTCGGTTATGATGTAAGTGGGTTAGCCGTTTATGTCAATGAGGAAAAACTTCCTCTATTTATGAAGAGTGTATTCGCTGGAGAATCTGCTCAAATGTTTACCATCCAAGAAGGCATCAAATACAAAGATGTGATTAACATAATGGACCAGCAAGTGTATATGAGAGCGAACACTGGATGTTCAACTTTCACTGCGTCTGGAAACCAAATCTTCACACAAAAAGAAATCAGTGTTGATGGTATCATTCACGAAACTGCTTTGTGTCCTAATGACCTTGAGAATTACTGGGCAAGAGTTGGTCTTCAAACTGGTCAATACTATGATACAATGGCATTCGAATCTGAATGGTCGGCTTACTATACTGCATTGATTAATGCTGAAGTTGAAAAACAAATCTGGGAAGGTAACAAATCAACTGGGACTGGCAACTTGGCTTTAGTGAATGGTATCTTGAAAGCAGTTGATGGTGATACGGCTTGTATCGATGCGAATGTGACGGCTGGTTCTTACACTCAAAAGACTTCAATTACTGCATCAAATGTCATTGAAATATTTGAGCAAATGATTACTAAATTACCTCAATCAATTGAGGGTGCTGAAGATTTATTCTTTGCTTGTTCTTGGTCAACTTTCAAGAAATTACTTTCTGCTTTCAGAACATTGAACAATTACTATGTAGATGTGAACACTCCGAATCCATATACAACTGGTGAATACACATTGCCAACTTGGGGAATCAAAGTGAAAGCATTCAAAGGTTTAACCAGCGAAAGAATTGTTTTGACAAGAGTAAGCAATATTGTGCTTGGAACAGATTTGAGAAATGACTTCGAAGGTTTCCAAGTTTGGTATGAGCAAAAGGATGACAAAATTCTTACCAGATTGAAATACAAATTGGGTGCTGAAGTTGTTATCGGTTCAGAGGTTGTTGAATATACAAATAAATAATTAACTTATGCCGTGTATTCTAACATCTGGATTTACACTTCCTTGTCGCAAGTCGATGGGTGGAGTGCAGAAAGTATACATAACTGAGTTATCTAATGAGGCAACATTTGTTGTTGCATCTGGAGTTGTAACTACATTCACATTAACTGCTCCCAAGAAGTTTTTTGAATACAATTTGACAATGGGTGGTTCTTCAGCGACTGCAACTATCGGAGGCGATAGAGCAGTTGGTTCAAGATTCTACACTCATTCAGTTACAATTCAATTGCCTAAATTCGAAACGGCAATTAGAAACGAAATTATGTTACTTGCCCAAAACACTTTGATGATTATTGTCCTTGACCAGAATGGAAAGTATTTCTTGTATGGTCATAGCGAATCAACAAAGAGAGGTTTGGAAATAAGCGAAGGAAGTGGACAAACTGGAACGGCATCAGCCGACTTATCTGGATTTACATTGACTTTTGCTGGTGATGAGATTGATTTACCATTAGAGGTGACATCTGGTCTTATTGCGACATTAACTGCTTAAGAGGGGTTTTTCATATATAAGGGGAGTGGGTAATTTATTCACTCCCTTTTTTTACAAATGTTATATTTAGTACAAAATACAACCAACACAATTATCTTATCTCTCATTGAGAAGGTAACGATAAGCACACCGACATTTCTGTTCAGATTTGTCCACAAAGAAACATTGAATGAATATGCTTGTATATCTGCCATCGATACCTTATATTCGCAAGATAGACAATCATTCAAAATAATCACGAAATCAACAACACCATCCCCATTGCTTGGGGAGTTGCAATTAATATATGGAGATGAATATAATTATTACATCTATGCACAATCATCAACAACTAATCTCAACTACACATTAGCAAATGAACTTGTCGAAGAGGGAATTATGAAGTTGAATAAAACAATCACACCGAGAAACAAATATGCAAGAAACACCACAACAAGAAAGTCTTACATCAGATAAGTATGTCTTCGGAAGTTTCCCATTGTGGGAACATAAAACTCCAGAATTTCGTGAGAAGAAAGGAGTAAACTATATTTACTTTGGTGAGACCAATGATTATACTGACTATCTGATTTACTTGTATAATAGGTCAAGCATACACTCTGCCATTGTCAATGGTAAAACAAGATTCATACTTGGTGGTGGATGGGAAGTCAAAGGTGGAAACATTAATCCAGAATTAACAAAGTTCATTAACAATCCGAATCCAAATGATTCAATGGATGAACTTACGCAAAAGAGTATACTGGATAGGAAGATATTTGGTGGCTATGCATTAAGAGTTATCTGGATGAATGGTAAGATTGTCAATCTATATCACCAACCATTCCAGACTATTAGAACAAATGCTGACCATTCTTGTTATTTCATCTCTAATGAATGGACAAGAGATATGTCCACCAAAGCGACATATAAAAGCAGTCAGAAGATTCCAGATGATATGAGGACAATTGCTCCATTTGACCCTACAAAAAGAGATGGGGAGCAGTTATTATATATCACAGATTATCGACCACAGACAAACATATATCCTCTTCCAGAATATCGTTCAGCAATTGCAAGTATTGAAACACAAATTGAAATTAGCAATTACTTTTTAACTTTGATTAAGTCTGGATTTTCGGCTGGTCACATTATCACTTTGTATAATGGTAAGCCATCACCAGAGGAAGCCAAAAAAGTTGAGCGACAATTAAAAAATAAGTTTACTGGCACAGACAATGCTGGTGAGGTGATTCTAAACTTTGCAGAGATAAATGAGAAAGAGCCGAGTGTCACTCCATTAAGAGGCAATGACCTTGATAAGCAATATGAACAGATGAGTGCATCTGCGATTGAGCAGATTATATTTGCTCACAATATATCCAGTCCAATGTTGTTTGGTTTGAAGACTGAAGGACAACTTGGTGGAAGGAGTGAAATGGATATTGCGTGGAATCTGTTCACGATAAACTATGTTGAGCCAAATCAAAAACAAATTGAAAATGAGTTCAATTACATTTTGAACTTTGCTGGATTTATGGACAACATTGTATTGCAACCATTAAAGAAATTGAACATTGAATTGTCTGAACAAGCAATCTTGAATGCGTTAAGCAAAGATGAGATTCGCCAGATAGTGAGCGAGAATGCTGGACTTAAGACAACGCAACAATTGAAGACAGATGACTTATTGACAACACTTAATTCAATGTCTCCATTAGTTGCAAATAAGATATTAAGTTCACTTACCACAAATCAAATCTTGGGTATTGTTGGACTTCCTCCAATAGTTGGAGGTGATGCCATTGCTCCGACACCAGCGACATTCAATGATGAGTTCAACACAAAGTTGATTACAGAGTTCAGTAAGATAGGTGTTGAGGCAAGTAAGCAAACTTTTGCTGATGTGCAATTGTCACCAGATGAACAAGCAGTTGTTGACTATCTGAAAAAAAAAAGTAAAGTAAACATTGCCCAAGCAACAAGAGAATTGAAAGTTGATGTTCAGAAAATTATGAATACATTAATTGAAAACAATGTTGTTGTTGCGAAAGCAAATGGTGGTGGAGGAGCAGATATCGTTGAATATACCATCAAGGAAATTCAAGAGCCAAACAAAGGCTATCAAGTTAAGACCTATTATGAATATGCGTGGGTGAATCCATCGGATGCCAGTTCAATTGATAGGTCAAGGGAGTTTTGCCAAGTGATGATGAGAATGGGCAAGAGATACACCAAGGCTGAAATCGATAATCTTGACAACACGATGAGACAATATATTGACCCATCATTGTACATCAATGGAGACACATCAATTTGGACATATAGAGGTGGTTGGTATACTATGCCAAATACAAATGGATTATTGCACACACCATCTTGCAGACATTACTGGAAACAAGTACAAATAAAAGAACAAATCTAATGACACCATTATTCATTGAAGCATCAAGGCTGAAAAATTTTTCAGTAATATCTGAAAACTTGGACAATAAACTAATTGAGCCAACCATTATAAATGTGCAAGAATTATTCTTGTATGAAATCCTTGGCAAAGATTTATATGCAGAAATTTGCACACAAATTAATGCTGGTTCGGTGAGTGCTTTGAATCAAACTTTGCTTAATGATTATCTTGAGCCGTATCTAATCAATAAGGTGATATCTGAATCGGTTATAGATGTCACATTCAAGATTAGAAACAAGGCAATAATGACCACATCTTCGGAGAATGGTCAAGTTGTATCAACATCAGAATTGGCACAGATACAAGGAAAATATAACAACATTGCAGAGGGATACAGAAGCAAGATTGATGAATATCTTTGTGAGAATGGAAGCAGTTATCCGTTATATTGTCCAAAGAATCACACAACTTCAATAGGTGGAATTTATTTAGGAAACTCAAGATATGAAAACAGATATAAAAACAAATATCCAAGCAAAGACAATTGTTGATGGAGTTACCAAAAATAATATCTTAAAATTATTAAAATTTGAAAACGAAAAACCAACTAAACTTTGCCCTAAAACAACTGGCAAGTAATCATTTGCAGATTCAGTCTTATGGCTATGGTCAGAAGTTCGAACAACAAGCCGTTGAAGGTGTTGGATATCCTATGATGTGGGTGATATGTAATGATGAGACCTTATCATCCGGAACACTTTCATACAATTACAGAGTCATCATTGCAGATAGGGTGAGAAAGGATGAGAGCAATGAATTGGAAGTTGAGAGTGATACGGATATAATCATAAAGGATGTGATATCTTATATGTATCGTTACTGCCAACAAAATCAACTTAAATTGAATGAGTCAACAACCATCTCTCCTTTTTGGGAGGATTGGAGCGATGAGGTGACTGGGCATTTCTGTGATTTATCTTTTGAAGATTTCTTTGATTTCGATTCTTGTAATTTGCCATTAGCCGATGAAATACCAGAGGGTGATTTCGTGGAGACAAATGGTATTTTCTTCAGTAATTCAATTTACTCCAAAGCATTAACCATACCATCGCCAGTCATAACTGATGATATTCCAATATTTTTCACATATTCGTCTATCATTGTGAGACAGATTAACGATGTGGTAACTGGAACGAATCCATCTTTGGCATATAATATCTATTTTTCGGATGACAAGAACGATGCGACACCATCGAAGATTTGGACAACAGACAGAGTGGTAAATGTGCAAGACGGAGCAGAGACGGAAGTGTTTGACACGAAAATAATCCCAGCCAACAATTGGGTCTGGATTAAATTTTCAAGCATTACCGGATTGGTTAATTTATTCTCAACAAATTTATTTTATAAAATAACAATATAATGGCAACATACAACAAATTCAACTCTTTCGTAGAGGCATTGGCAGAAAAGGTCCACAATTTAGGTGCAGATACATTGACAATTGCATTGACATCATCTGCAAATGCTCCAGTTTCAACCAACACTCAATTGAGTAACTTAACTCAAATAAGTTATACCAACTTATCATCAAGAGTATTGACAACTTCAGCA